CATGCCATCACGAAAGCTGCTGTTTTCGTCTTCCTGGTCTCGGCGGGCCGCTCTACCGCTGACCCAGGGCCTGAGCAGTACGCGTGGCATTTTTGGACCGGGAAAATGCTGCTCGCTGCGTGCAATGCCTATGTCGCTGTACAAACCAATCCAAAACAACAGCGGACCTCCGCCGAGTTCTTCGACGCGGGGAAATGCGCTGGCGCCGTCTCAACCACAGCCGACATTCTCGGGTTGCATAAGGACGCGCTGACGGGCGGGTGGCTACCAGTGGCATGCGTGCCCGATGAGGTGCGCCTCAAAGTACTCATCGAAGCGGTTGTCGACTACGGGCGAAATCACCCAGAGTATGACGACGCCAACGCCCAGAACATCATTCGGAATGCATTGGCGCAGAAGTACCCTTGCGCCCGTGTTCCTGCGGCGACGTGCAATGGTGATGAGGGCAGTTGCGGGTAGAGGCCCGCCGAAGCGGGCTTCCAATCACGGTTGCGTTGCCATTTCCTCGAGCGCCGCAACGATCTCGTCCTTTGTTGCCGGTGTCTTATCGCCTAGCAACTTCTTGGCGGCGGACTTGAAGGACATGAACTGCACGTTCTGGTCCTTCGCCATTTCGAGCACTTCCAGTGCCGTCTTCGGACCGTCTCCGTCCAGGCTGCTCGCAGCAGCCTTGGAAACGCCTTCGATCTTGAGGAAGCGAAGGCGCTTAGCCTTTTCGAGATCGACGCCTTCCAGATCGACGTCGCGGGTCTCGCCCGGGTGGATGTAGACCGCCCGCCCTTTCGAGCGGACGCCCTGCAGCGCGAGGCTGTTATTGGTGACCTTCATGGCTGATACTCCGGTTACGGCGCGGTGATTTCGTCGCCGTAGGCAGCGGCACCCGGCAAACGCCATTCGGTACCGCCGGTACGGGCGATGATGCCGGTCTCGAAACCCATGATGGACTTCTGGCGCGGCTGGAGGACACGGCGAGGCATCGGCAGGTGGAAGCGGAGAACTTCCGCGTCCCGGCGATACACGACCATGCGGCCGCCGCCGTCCTGAGAGGCATTAGCCAGCTCACGCAACGGCTGGATATCGAGCGGCTGCCCGGTTTCCGCCGTGTAGACGTTGTTGCGCCGGATGTATTCCAGCAGCGTCAGCAAGCCATCGCCTTCGCCGAGGCGGCGGGTGGCGATGAGGCGGAACGCCTCCGGAGGCAGCCGCAGCGTGTCGATCCATTCCACCTCGAGGGTGTTCTCGCGGACGCTGGAGATCAGGTCGTTGATATCCCGGAGGATCTGGTCATTTGTCTTTGCCGACCAGAACGTCGAGGAGCCGGTACCGTCGGCCGCCACATCAACGCGGGAGACCTGCGGGTTGTTGACGAAGCCGGTCCAGTTCTTCTCGGTCGTGCCAATCATTGCTACCGAGTTGAGCAGGCGCTCGACCTTGTCCGATGCAGACATGGCCTTGGTGCCGTTCAGGTCGATGCCGTAGAGGGCCGCCTGATTGACTTCCTCGAGGTTCCACTCCCAGCCGGAGCCGATCATCGCGAAGTCGTGGCTGGCCATGTCCTTCGTAGCCTGGTTGAACGGCATGTCGGTACCGGCGCCGGAGAGGAATTTCGCCTCGCCTGCCGTATCGACGGTGAAGAACGTCGTGCCGATCGCCCAGGCGCTCCCTTCCGTCACGACGGGCACGTGAGCGCCGTAGTTGAAGGTCGGGTAACGCCGCTGGTAGATGCGGGTCTCGATGTTGCGCCCCTGCGCGATAACGAAGGGCATTGCTGCCTGCGCATCGGCAAAAGGCTGACGAATGATCTGGTTCATTGCTCAGGTCCTTTCCTGATCAGACTGCCGGAGCCGAAGCGCGCAGGCGAAGCGCGATTTCGACGATTGCCCCATCCGTGCCGGACGTGTCGAAGACGCAATCCGGGATCGGGCCGACGATGTTGGCCCCCGCGGCGTTCACGTACCGATGGGTCAGCGTGTTGTAGTAGACGTCATCACCGTCGGAGACTGGGCCACCTGCGGTGACGTACATGGCACCCATCGTCATGAATGCGCCGGTGAAGTACCGGGGGTAAGAGTCCGGGACGAGCACGTCCGCCGGAACGGCCGGGTTCAGAACGGCGATGCCGATGAATTCACCGCCAGCCGCAAAGGGCACAACGCCGTGGTCAGCAGCCCCGCGCTGAACCGGCTGACCGAATCGGATACCGCCCAGGTTCTCGACCGTGCGGCTGATCTTGTTGCACTTCTCCTCGGAAGCGATCTGACCGTGCAGGCCCTTCGGAGGAGCGTTCGTGTAGGTGGTCTGGTAAGTCGCCATCTTAGCGTCTCCTCGTTAGTTGGCCGCCGCAGAGGTCTTGCCGGCCTTCATGTCGGCGACCATCTGCGAATAGGCATCGGTGACAGCCTTGTCAGCATCATTGACCTGCGAGAGGCCCTGCTGCACGACAGTGCGGAAGGGATCGGTGCCGTTCTTGCTGGCATCCTCGACGAGCATGTCGAAGCGGGCGTCGATATAGGCTTCCGACTTGTCGGCCACGGCCGCATCGCCGAGCTTGGCGACGACAACGGCTTTGCGGATGGCCGCATCGGAAAGGCCTTCCGTCTTCACGTCCTTGGCAAGCACGCTCGCCTTGGTGATGAGATCGGCGCGGGCCTGCACCCGCTTGTCGAGGTCGGCGTCCGAAAGGACCTTACCTTTCAGGGAATCAATCTCGGCATCCTTCTTCGCCAGCTCGGCATCCTTGGCGGCCAGAGCCGTCTGATGTGCCTTCTCCGCGTCGGCGAACTTGGTATTGGCGTCGGCAAGGCGCTGCTGCAGCGTGCCGATCACCGTGGCACCCTGGTCGGTTACTTCAACCGGGATGCCATCGACGGTAACCGTCTTCAGGGTCATGATCTTGTCCTCTTTCGGTTTCTGATCACTGGTGAACGGGGCAGCGCCCCACGACCTCACACCGTCGCCGATGCGAGCTTGTGATCCGGCGCGGCCGCGCTGCACGATGGCGACGTGGTTGATCCGGATATCCTTCTGAATGGCGTCGTATTTCTCGCCCTCGGGCGTGGTGCCCGGCTCCCATGCGAGATCGCAGGTGTAACCGGCGGAGAGTTCGCGCTTGCCGCGCTCGATTTCGCTGATGGCTGCCGCATCCATGACGACGAGCGGGACACGGACGAATTCACCGTCCCGCGCGATCTCATCCCCGATCGAGCCGACAGCAAGCGCCTTCCAATTGTCGGCGGTGACGGACTCGTCGGGGTGGTCGTTCGTCACCGGCTTGTGCGCGTAGCTGCCGAGGCTGGCCGTGTCGAAGACCTGATCCTCCGGCCGATAGACCTTCACGACCTGCATCTCCGGCTTTCCGACTTCATGGCCGGCGTAGAGCTGGATGCCGGTGCGCGCGGTCCGAACGTCCGCAATAAGGTAGCCGTCGGCGGTCCGTCGCGTGCCCGCGATCGGTGCAGTGTCCGTAAATCTCATAGCTTCAGACCTTCGTAGTTCTTCTGCTGCAACTCGACAGTGCAACCGACGCAATGCGTCAACCGTATGTTCACCTTACGGTGCTTCTATCGCGCTCACACGAGAAGGCGACGAGGGGAAACATGTACGAGCTAAAGTCTGTCGGACCAGAGTTCCTGAGAGAGGTCCATCTCTATCCGGGACTTGTATCCGTATTGGTATATCTGCCGTCGGCCAACGTCTTCGAAGAGAAGATAAGGCGCAACTACCATGCTCTTCACATGCAATCGGGCAGCAATTTATTGGTGGTGGCCGGGCGTTCCGACTGGACGTCAGAGGATGCTGCGCGACGAATGAAAGAAGATGTTCGTCGCCACATCCATCCGGGTCAGATCATCATGAAGCACATGGTTATGCTGAGTAAGGATGATGAATTTGAGCATGCCGGAAACCTGATTGACCTTCGCACAAGGTTTGGTCTCGAGATTGCTGAAAACGCCCTGCCTCGTTTTCCTCACAGATATTGAGGGCACCAGGGGGCACGTTTTCTCTTTCGACCGATCCAGCATCTCCCAGACGAC